TATTTTTCAACAAAACCGAAAGCTACTTAGATAGTGAGGAAATGTTTGAAGTTTTATATGAAATGCAAGTATAAATTTTAATCGAAAGGATAAGAAAAAATGAAGAAAAATAAAGTAAGATTTGGTTTAAACAAGCTTTACTGGGCAAAAATCGTAAAATACGATGATACAACAGGTCTTCCAATTTACGGCGACCCTATAAGATTCCCGGGTGCTGTATCACTTTCCCTCGATGTTTCGGGAGAAAATTCAAATTTCTATGCCGATAACGGAATTTACTATGTATTATCCAATACATCAGGATATGACGGTGACCTCGAAGTCGCATTGATTACAGAAGATTTTGAAAAGGAAATTCTCGGCTGTATCACTGATGAATATGGCAACATGGTAGAAACAAATACAGCAGAAGTTTCAGAATTTGCACTGTTGTTTGAATTTGATGGCGATAAAAACCACATCAGACACTGCCTGTTTAAATGCACCGCTTCACGTTCAGGCTTAGAGGGCAGCACAACAGAGGACGAAAAGGAAGTACAGACAGAAACATTATCGCTTTCTGTAGGCGTTCTTGATAACGGTGTAGTAAAGAAAAAGACTTGCTCAACCACAACACTGGAAGAGTACAACAACTGGTATAAAACAATCGAAATTCCTACAGTAGAATCAACAACATCAGATGATGATTATGATTACTCAATCTCACATTCACCACTTACAACAACGTTTACAGACAGCACTAAAGTAACTCTTACAAGTGCTATAACAGAAGCAGGCAAGGGATATATTGAATATCGACTTAACTTCTCAGGTGATTATATCAAGTATACAGAACCGATTGAAATTACAGAATCAACCACAATTGATGCTCATGTTAAATTTACATCAGGTGGTTGGACAGCTAACCCAACAGTTATTACATATACAAAGAAATAGGCTAAGATATGAGTATAATTAAAGAAATCAAAATAGACGGACAGCCTGTCGCATTCAAAGCAAGTGCAGCCGTACCGAGAATGTACCGTCTTAAATTCAGACGTGACATTTTTCAGGATATGGCCAATTTACAGAAGGATATGGACGAGAGTGATCCAGAAAATTCAACATTGTCTGTTGAAAGTCTTGAAATGTTTGAAAATGTCGCCTATATCATGGCAAAGCACGCAGATCCAAGTGTACCAAACAGTATTGATGAATGGCTTGAAAATTTTGAAACATTCTCAATTTATCAGGTATTACCGCAGATTCTGGAGCTTTGGAAACTCAATACAGAATCATTTGCACAGTCAAAAAAAAACAAAGACAAATTGACCGTGAAATGACCACACCGCTTTTCCTTTTGCGTTGCTGTCAGATGGGCGTTTCAATCAGTGAACTTGATTTGTTCACAATCGGTCTGATAGATGATATGTTCAAAGAACAGTCAAACGATGATTATAAATACCCGTACAAGGCAACGCAGAGGGATTTTGATAAGTTTTAAAAAGAGGTGGTAAAAACAATATGGCTGACAGAATAAAGGGCATTACCGTTGAAATTGGCGGTGATACGACCAAGTTAAGTTCCGCATTAAAAGAAGTCAACGGCAACATTAAAAGCACGCAGAGTCAATTAAAAGATGTTGAAAAACTGTTGAAACTTGACCCTACAAACACAGAATTACTTGCGCAGAAACAAAAATTATTAACTCAGGAAATTTCCGATACAAAAGAGAAATTAACAACCCTGAAAACTGCTGCCGAGCAGGCAAACACCGCCCTTGCAAATGGCGATATCTCGCAGGAACAATACGATGCTTTGCAGCGTGAGATAGCTTCTACTGAAATTCAGATAAAAAGCTACAGCTCAGAGCTTAGTGCTATGGCTGATACAACAGATGATGCAGAGGGTGAAACAGCCGACCTTGAAAAGGAATTAAAAAACACAGAAAGTATCACAGGAAAAGCAAGTGATACCGCTGATGATTACGAAGACAACGTTGATGAGGCAGGCGATTCGACCGAAAAATTAAGTAAAAATGCAGGAGAAGCAGGCGAAAAACTTTCAACTGCTGCTGTTGCAATGGGAACTTTTATCGGGAATATAGCCACTGATGTTATAGAAAAAGCAGCAGAAAAACTCAAAGATTTTGCCGAAGAATCAATTGAAACAGGCGCAAATTTTGATTCCAGTATGTCACAGGTTGCTGCGACAATGGGAACAACAACCGACCAGATAGGCGATTTGAGGGATTTTGCCCTTGAAATGGGTTCAACAACTGCTTTCAGTGCCAGTGAATCAGCTGATGCTTTGAACTACATGGCTCTTGCAGGATATTCAGCAGATGAATCTATGTCAATGCTCCCTAATGTCCTGAATTTAGCAGCAGCAGGCAGTATTGACCTTGCAGATGCTTCCGATATGGTAACAGATGCCCAGACGGCTCTTGGTCTGTCGTTTGATGAAACAGGCTCAATGGTTGACCAGATGGCGAAAACATCATCAAAAACAAATACATCTGTTGCACAATTGGGAGAAGCCATTTTAACAGTTGGTGGTAACGCAAAGAGCTTATCAGGCGGAACAACAGAGCTTAATTCCGTTCTTGGAATAATGGCTGATAATGGCATAAAAGGTGCAGAAGCAGGCACACATCTGAGAAACATCATGCTTGCAATGACACCGACAACAGAAGCTGCTGCCAGTGCTTTTGAACAAATCGGGCTTGAAGCTTACGACAGTGAGGGAAATCTTAGAAGTATGAAAGATATTTTCCTTGACTTGCAGGAAGCTACAGCCAATATGACATCAGAAGAGCGTACAAATCTTCTGAGTGAAATGTTCAACACAACAGATTTAAACACTGTCAACGCACTTCTTGATACGACTTCCGACAGATGGGACGAGGTTTTTGATTCTGTTGAAAATGCCAGTGGTGCAGCACAACAAATGGCTGACACTCAGCTTGATAATCTGAATGGTGATGTTACATACTTCAAAAGTGCACTCGAAGGTGCACAGATAGCTCTTTCAGACCAGTTGACACCGTACCTTAGAGAGTTTGTTCAGCTTGGTACATCAGGAATGGAGCAGATAAGCAATGCACTACAAACAGGCGATTTTTCGGGTGTAGTCAATCTCCTTCAAAGTATGGAAGAAAGTGTTTTTCAGAAAATAAGTCAACTTGCACCAAAAGTAATAAAATTGCTTGGAAACGCTTTACCTGATGTAATTTCAGGTGCAGGCGGATTGATACAAAAGCTTGTCCTACAGCTTTCAAGTATATTGCAGGAATCACTATATAATTTATCAACAATTGACTGGGGAGCTATTTTCAGTAGCTTATTGACCAACATTTTTTCGATAGTTCAGACACTTCTACAGACAACATTCAATATACTCCCACTGATTTTAGATTTAATCAACAGTATTATCACAGGTATAATGTCGATAGACTGGGGAACAACGATTGCAGACTTAATAACGTCAATTTTAGCAATTCTTACAAGCAGTCTACCACAAATTTTAGAAGGCATAGTATCAATCGTTCAGAATATTGCTGCACAATTACCAACACTTATTTCATCGTTGCTTGAAGCTTTACCGACTGTCATTGAATCAATTATAAATTTTATAGTTGAAAACGGTCCGGTTATTTATTCGGCATTTTTAGATATATGCATGGCACTTGTCGAAGCTATCCCCCAACTCGTTAAGGCTCTTGTCGCAGCACTGCCGGGAATCTCAGCTGCATGGCAAAATGCATTGAACAAATTACCGCCACTTATAGCAAGATTATTGAAAGTGGCACTGGGTAAATTTACAAGCTTTGTTTCTGATGTAGTCAGCGGAGCTGTTTCAGGTGCAGCGTCATTTGTGAACAACTGGGTTGATGGTGTGAAAGGCATCGGAGATTCAATCTGGAATGCGATAAAAGGTGCAATCGACACTGTAGAAGACTGGGGTACACAGCTTGCAGCCAAAGGCGAAGCAGCAGCCAGTGCTCTTTTCAATGCCGTTGTCAATGGTGTTTCGGGAATTGCAACATCAATTTACAATATCGGTTCAAACATAGTAACAGGCTTATGGAACGGAATTTCAGACAAATTCTCATGGCTGACAGGACAACTTTCATCATTTGCAAGCAGTGTAACCGACAGTTTAAAGAGCTTTTTCGGAATTCATTCACCGTCAAAACTGATGAAAGAAGAAATCGGTTATAACTTAGTTTATGGCTTAGCAGAGGGAATTTCAGGCAAAGCAAAAACAGCGGTAAGCGCATTTAAGAGCCTTAGTTCAGAGATTTACACAGCTGCAAAGAATCTTACTACAGATAGCAATGCTTCCGGCTTAAATTCGACAATTTCAGGAAGCAAATCAAGTAGTGGAAACGTATATAATTACGACAACAGCAAGACCATAAACCAGACGAACAACAGCCCGAAAGCGTTATCAAGACTTGAAATTTACAGACAGACCCACAACGCATTAAAGGCTTAAAGAGGTGATTTTTTGAAATTTGAATTTATTTTGCAGGACGAAAACAAGAACGAAATCTGCTTTACCAAAACACAAAATCAGTATATCACCTCCGAAATTGAGGGATTAGAACCGCCTACAGCGACTATCAGCACATCAAAATATGCAAGTGTGGACGGTTCTTACCTTAATTTAGCCATTATTGAGAAGCAAAATATCGTTGTTAATTTCAATATGTGCGGAATCAACATCGAAAACCGCCGTCATAAACTTTATGACGTTGTGAAACCGAGAAAGTATATAAAGGCTATTTATAGGACAAAAAAGCGTGATGTTTATTGTGAGGGTGTTGTTGAAAGTTGCAGTATTAACAGATTTGACAAAGAAATTACAGGTCAGATAAGTATAATTTGCGTTGACCCATTTTGGTACAGTAGTAGCGAGCAGAAATTTCAGCTTGACACGTTGATTGGTGCGTTTCATTTTCCATTTTCTATTGAAGAATCGGGAATTCCGTTCAGTTATTATGATACGAATGAATACGTTGAAATCTCAAATGAGGGCGATGATACAGGCGTTGAAATCGTGATTGAATTCTCTGGAGAATGCAAAAATCCGGGAATTTATATGGTTGATTCGCAGGATTATATCAAATTAAACCGCACATTTCAGTCAAGCGACATGGTTACAATCAACACCCGACCGATGCATAAAACAATCACGCTGAATCGAAAAGGAACTGAAACAAATATAATCAGTTCGTTTGAAAATGGCTCAACATGGCTGACTTTGAAAACTGGAATAAATCGTTTTAAAGTTTCGGCAGATGATGGCGTGGCACATATGCACGTTGAGATGAAATTTAAGAATGTTTATTTAGGAGTGTGAAAAATGGCTATTTATGGATTTAATAATAAATCAAAAAAGTATATTTTGTTTAATTCAATTGAGGACATACCGGGCTGTACAAGCTCAACATATTTAAGAACAGCAGTTCAGAAAATGCCTGTTAATAGCGTTTTAATTACGTTTCAG